CCAGCTTGCGTTTCGGCAAGCGCAGCCTGCGGCATAACGGTGTGCAGTTCGATCAGGCCAAGTGTGTGACGGTGCGCGGCAACAGTATGTTGCCGGTGCTGCGCGACGGCGCCACGGTCGGGGTGAACGCAGGCAAGAGTGGCATTGGCGACATCGTCGATGGCGACTTGTATGCCATCAACCATAATGGCCAGTTGCGGGTGAAACAGCTCTACCGCCTGCCTTCCGGGATTCGTCTGCGCAGTTTCAATCGCGATGAGCACCCGGATGAGGACTACAGTTTCCAGGATATCCAGGATGAGCAGATCAGCATCCTCGGCCATGTATTCTGGTGGGGCATGTACGCCCGTTAACTCCTTACGTAAGACAAAGCCCGCCAGTGCGCGGGCTTTTTTTCGTCTGCAAAAAACCGGCAAACCCTTCACCCGCAAGGCTGAAAATGCATCCGTGCATTTCTCACAGAAAAATAAATGCATTTGTGCATTGACTGTATATGCATACATGCATATTCTTCGTCTCAAGCCAGCCAACAAGGAAGACAAGGAAGGCACGCAACATCGGCAAGGACGCCATCGAAGCGATGGCAGGGATGCCAGGCAACACCGGCAAGGATGCCGACGCTCTTTAGTTTCAACGCTTCAAAAACAGGCAGCGATGAACCGGCCTAATAACGGTTCAGAGGGTTGGCAACTGACCCGGGTGTGCAGCGTAAAGCACCAGAAGCAGTTATCCGGCAGACAGGGATCGTGGTCGGAAAAACATCTTAGGAAAGGTCCGTACCGCGCCAGTAGCGCCGAAAGACCGAATCTGGACCGTATTACTGAAAAGCCCGGGCGACCGGGCTTTTTGGAATGCCTACCTATCGAAGCATTTGTAAATGAAAAACGGACTATCTATTGCTCAGCCAGGAGGCGTGACATGACAAATGAACAGCAAGCGTTAGCGGAAATGCCTATCTGGCTGGTCATCGTATTGGCAGTGATCGGCGGGGTATCCGGCGAAATGTGGCGCGCCGACAAAGAGGGCGCACGGGGTTGGTCGCTGATCCGCCGTCTGGCCCTGCGCTCCGGGGCCTGCATGGTGTGCGGCGTTTCAGCGCTGATGCTGTGCTACGCCGCCGGCATGTCGATCTGGACGGCCGGCGCCATCGGTTGCCTGACTGCCATGGCCGGTGCCGATGTAGCCATCGGCCTGTATGAGCGGTGGGCGGCCAAGCGCATCGGGATCAACGAAAACTCCCGTCAGGACCCGCAGTAACTGTTGCAAGGACGCTACTTAAAATGACGCTCATCGAAAAGCCCTCTCAACTGCCCCTCGCCATTGGCGAAGCGCTAAAAGCGGCCTTCCCGGACTTGAAGGTCGGCAATCACCAAGACTTTAACGGCGCCGGGGACAAAACCGGCGTACTGATTACTGTCGAGGGCAATGGCCCCGGCATTCGCTCTCGCGAAGGGCGCAAGGCTCACGCGTTGACCCTTTCGCTCAAGGCCATGGTTGCGCCCGGGGCATTGCCATTTGATGCCTGCGACCTGGCCAGCCAACTTATGGACCTGGTGCTGGATAACCGCTGGAAGCTGCCGCAGGCACAGTGTGATTTGCCGATGAATATCGTCGCCGCGCCGTCTGTGCGCACCACGGCGGAAACGGACTACGACACCTGGACCGTTTCGTTCACCCAAACCCTTTACTTGGGACCTGTATTACTCACAGATCCCACCGGCCAACCGCTGTTCGCCCGCACCTGGGAAGTCTCGAACATCAACGACCCCGATCAATACAAACCACTGGCGGAGTAGCCCATGTTCGACGCGCTGTTACGCATGCAACTGGGGCCGATCGTCGAGCGCCTGGTGGAAATGGAAACCCAGCTTGAAGACCTTTACCGACGTGCCGAAAGCTTCTGCCGCATTGGCGTGTGTCAGGAGGTCGACGCCGCCAGCAGTACCTGCAAGGTCAGCCACGGTGAGTTGCTCACGCCGGCCATCCGATTTTTCAACCCCAGCGCCGGTGCACAGACTGAAACGCGCATTCCGTCCGTGGGCGAACAATGCCTGTTGCTCAACTACGGCGGCGGCGAAGGTGGCGGCCAGTCTGTGGCCTTGTTCGGCCTGAACAGTAGTCAGTTTCCGCCGGTCTCCAGCGTTGCCAGCTTGACCCGGCGCCGCCATCAGGACGGCACACAAAGCGACTACGACGACGCCAGCCACACGTTCAACTGGGTCAACGGCCCCACCACATTTACCGGCTCGCGCGAACAGGTCGACATCAAGGTCGGCGCCGCCAGCCTGACCATGAGCGCCCAGGGCATCACTCTGCAAATCGGCGGCACCCGCCTGTTGCTCGATGCTGGCGGCGCACACTTCAGCGGCCCCGTGGTGGACCACCAAGGACGCGTCATCAGCCCCCGATAAGGACACCGCATGATCGGAATCGACAGGAACACCGGGGCAGCCGTCGATGACTGGCTGCAATTCGTGCAGCGCGCCACCCGAGCGCTGACCACCCCCGTGGGCACTCGCCAAAAACGCCCGCTGTACGGCTCGCAGATCCCGCAACTGCTCGGCCAGAACCTCGGCGACGATCTGCTGATCCTCGCTCAAAGCCACGCCGCCCAAGCGTTTTATAACGCGCAGAACGGCATCGGCGACTTCCAACCCCAGGTCATCGTCGCAACCCGCCAAGGCGCGGGCCTGCTGCTGCGCTTTGCCGGCACCTGGAAAAACCGCCAACAATCCTTTGAGGTCGTGACATGAGCATGCTGATCCCCGGCCAGAACCAACTGGCGGAACCGGCCATCATCGCGGTGGATGAGTTCGAACCGTTGCTGGCCGAATTCAAGGCGTTTGTTGTCGATTACGTCGCCACCCGAGCGCCGCAAAGTGCGGCCAAACTCAAGGTCAGCCTCGACAATGAAAGCGAGCTGCTGACCCTGGCGCTGGAAGCGTTTTGTGTGCGGCTGCAAACCCACGAGCGCAAATACAATGCGCGCATCAAACAGATGCTGGCGTGGTGGGCCACCGGCAGCAATTTGGATGCGCGCCTGGCCGATATGGGCCTGGAACGCCAGGTACTCGATCCCGGCGACCCGGCGGCGTTTCCGCCCGTGCCGCCAACATTGGAGAGCGATGACGACGCTCGCCTGCGTTACTACCTGGCGCCCCATGCTCCGGCCGCAGGTTCGCGAATGCAGTATCGGCGTGAGGTGTTCACTCTAGGCGAGCGGCCGTCGGTGAAGGTGCAAAGCGCAACGCCGGGCGTGGTGACGGTCAGCTACACCTTTGACCCGGACGGCTATGCGGCCCAGGTCAAAGATGGCAACGGGCGTCGAACAGCGCCCGGCGAAGTCATGGTCACCGTGCTTTCCCGTGAGGGCGACGGCACGCCGTCCGCCGATTTGCTTGACGGCGTTCGTCGCCATTTCGCACGGCCGGATGTGCGGCCGGAGACGGACCTAGTGAGCGTGCAAAGTGCGCAAATCCTTCCCTACAAAATCCGCGTGGTCGCCAAGATCAACGCCGGCCCGGATTCGGGGCTGACTCAACTCGCTGCACAGAAACTGTTGCAGGACTACGCGGAGTCTTGTCACCGGCTGGAAGGGCGGGTGGATCCGAGCTGGATTGATTATGCGATTCACAGCGCCGGCGCTGCTCAACTGCAAATCCTCGAACCGCTGCAGCCGATCATCGGTACCGCATTCCAGGCACCGTATTGCACGGCGGTTGAGGTGGAGGTGCGCACGCTATGAGTGAGCCCAAAACGAGTTTGTTACCTGCCAACAGCTCACCCCTGGAAAAAGCCCTGGACCTGGGCTTCGGACAGTTGCTCGACCGGGTTTTGCCACCGTTTCCGGCATTGATGAACCCACTGCAAACGCCTGCCGAATTTCTTCCTTACCTTGCTGCCGACCGTGGGGTGAGCGAATGGGACGCTGACGCCAGCGAAGCTGAAAAGCGTCTCACCGTGGCGTTGTCCTGGCAGATCCAACGCCAGGCGGGTACACCCAAGGCGTTGAGTCATGCGGTGGAGTCGCTGGGGTTCACCCCCAATATCAGCGCGTGGTATCAGCAGCAACCGCTGAGCCTGCCTTACACCTTCGATGTGCAAGCGATCATCGGGCGCAGTTGGTCCAGTGGCGACCACAACCGCTTGATTCGCCGTATCAATGCGGCGAAGAGCGAGCGGGATCAGGCGACCATCACCATAGTGCATGAAACCGAGGGTCGGCTTGCGTTCACTCAAGTCCTCGACGCCCCTTTAAGCGACGGCGAGTTGTGTCTGAACGGGGCGCTGCCGGAGTTGGCGTTGGTTGCGCGACTTAACAGTGCCGGGGTGGCCCAGCACTACACCATTAACGACTACGACCTCAGGGCGCAGCCATGACAGATGACATTACGCGCCTGGTGCGCTTCACCTCCAAAGGTTTGGATGAAGTGCTGCAGGCAAAGAACCAGGGTTTGAAAGGCGAAATTACCCACATCGGCGCCGGTACCGGCCGCTACAACCCAGACGGCACGGAAGTGGCCTTGCGTGATGAACGCCAGCGTGTCGCCATTGTGGATTATGAGGACTTGGGCGACCGGCAACTCAGGATGGCCGCGCTGTTTGATGGCGAGGCCGAGTATGAAGTTGGCGAGTTTGGTTTTTATCTCGCCAGTGGGACCTTGCTGGCGATTTACTCGGTGGCGGGAAAGTTGCTGACTTATAAAGCGTCTGCGACCCGAGTGCTTCAACGATTTACGTTAGATATTTCGCCGTTGCCGGCGGACAGTGTGACGGTTGTAGTAGGTAATGAAAATCTTAATGTCTTGATGGCTGGGGAGTTTGCGCAGCTCGCCGCAGCGAGTATTGATAACATGGCGCGGCATGTGGGTGTTTTGTTTCGGGTCATGAGCGTAGAACTTAAATAGTCATCGCCTTCGGGTACTGGGAAAAAGACGTTTTACAAGGAGTGTAAAAGATGAGTTTGGAAACGGTAATCGCCGGCCTGGTGTCGGCATGCAATGCACTAACGGATACGGTAAGTAACAAGATATCCTTAATCGACCAGAAAGTAGTTGCGGCAACTGAGCAGGTTTCAGCGGCTGTTCGAGCAGAAGTTAACAAGGTTCTGTATGTCGACTCCTCCAGTGGCCTGGACACCAATAGCGGTCTCACTTCGGATAAGCCACTTAAAACCATTGCTGCTGCGGTTGGCAGGGTCATGTTGTGCGGCTCAGCCACCATTTTCCTACGGCGTGGAAAGGTCTATGAGGTAGGTCGGGGCTTGGGTGGAACCAATGTTGACAATATGTCGCTTCTATTCATCCCGTATGGGACAGAAGCGTCTAAACCAATCGTTCGTGGCGCGCTGATGCGATTTCCTGATTCGAATGTCTACATATGTGGTGGTTTTTCCGCTATCACGGAAATGTCGATTAAGTTCACCGACTGCCGAATAGAAACCGGCTTGGCGAATGGCGTTTCGCAATGGGGCCCTGATTACGGCGGCTTGTTTTCTCGCGATGGGGGGGCCGGCGAAAGTGTGAGCTTTAAGTTGTGTTTTCATAAGTGTGAGGTCGTGGTTCAGGACGTTCCATTGTTCACTACGTACTACGGTTTTATTCAGCTAAGCCTCGCGCAGACGACCATTAGTAAAGGCGGCGCCCAGACGACAATCATCAATGTCGGTGTGCCGAAAATGGTTGATATCAGTACCGTGTCTATTGTCGGTTTCGGCTCCGGTGCGACACTTGATAGTTTGCTTACCTTGTCGCCAGGTTCTTACACGGCCCGCCAGGCATATACAACTATTTCCGCATAAGGAGCGTTTAAATGAGAACAGTGAATTACAAGGGCTCGATATACGTCAATCCAGATGCAGAGAGCTTGGAAGGGATTGGTTTGTCGGCTGAAGATGCAGCTGAGGTTATGGCACAACTGATGAGTAACGAAGCCATGCAGCGTCGAGACGAACTGTTGCAAGTCGCGGCGATACGTATCGCCCCCCTGTTGGATGCACAAGACTTGGGGAAGGCAACCGATGACGAGGTGGCACGGCTGCAAGCCTGGAAGCTGTATCGAATTGAGTTGAACCGTATCGATAAGCAGGAAGGTTTTCCGGCCTTAATCAACTGGCCTGTAGCGCCAATCTAGGGACTGACATGACCGCGAAAGCGGCTTTTTTTCGCCCAATGAATCCCCTGCTTAAGGGGCATTTTTGCATCTGGAGAAATTTACACATGGCCAACCGCCAAACCTACACCGTCCTCATCCCATTCCCCATCGGAGGTGGCCACTGGTCCACCGCCGGCGAAGAACTGGAATTGCTCGACGTCGAAGCATCCGCCCTGCGCACCGCCGGCCGCCTGGAACTGACCAGCGTCCTCAACTCCACCCCCAAGAAGGCTGACTAACCATGGCTGAGGTTCTTAACTTCGAGCACAACGGCATCACCGTGAATGCCACCGAATCCCCCGAGGCCATGGGTGGCCTGGGCGATAACGTCATCGGCCTGGTCGGCACTGCGCCGAACGCCCACGCGTCGATCCCGAAAAACGCGCCGTTTCGCATCAACAGCTTTACTACCCAAGCGCTGCTGGACCCCACCGGCGCAGAGTCGGGCACGCTGTTCCAGGCCGTCTACCAGATCCTCAAAGTGGTGAAGGTGCCGGTCTACGTGGTGATCGTGGAGGAGGGCGCAACCCCGGCCGACACCCTCAACAATGTGATCGGCGGCAACGAGCCGACCACTGGCCGCAAACTGGGCCTGGCTGCCCTGAGCAGCGTCCCTGAAGACCTGACCATCATCGGCGCTCCGGGCTTCACCGGCACCAAAGCCGTGGCCGGTGAGTTCGCCGCCTTCGGCAAACGCATCAAGGCCCGTGTGGTGCTGGATGGCAAGGATGCTTCGGTTGCTGACCAAGTGACCTACAGCGGCGAGCTGGGCGGGGCCGACCTCGGTTTCGACCGTTGCCTGCTGGTGCACAACATGCCGTCGGTGTACTCCAAGGCGGCGAAAAAGAACGTGTTCCTGTCGCCATCGTCGCTGGCCATCGCTGCACTGGCCAAGGTCAAGCAGTGGGAAAGCCCAGGCAACCAGGTGACGTTCGCTGAGGACGTTTCCCG